CTCAGAACGACTTAGGTCGTTAGCCTAAGTAGCTGTACATACTGCCGTCAGGCAATATCTTAGAGAAAGTGTGCTGGGCTTCGGCCTGGCCACTTATCTCGTACAGCATCCAGCCAACCTTGTAACTAAGGACACCATCACGAGGAATAACACCCTCGTTCCAGTTTCCCGTTCCATAGGTCGCGCAAGCTAGTACAATCTCCGGATCAAATCTACCAAACTTCACCGATCTCATACGGTGAGGTCTGTAGACCCGGATGTACTTGTTACCGCGGCGGTTGCGGAAGGTCCATCGCTCTTGATCATCGTGAACCACGATGTCGCCGTAGCCCGTAGGGCCACGACAATTCCTCACCTGTATAGGTAGTGAATCAAGAACAGCAAACCAAGCACTGTTACCAAGTTCGACACCGTGATTAACACGACCGTTTTGGATAACACTGCGGATTCCGTTTGCGACCGCAATAAAGTCTTGAGGTTCTTCAAGATCTTCCTTCAGGAAATAGGGACGTACTGGTAAACCAGCAAAGAAATCGCCCCCACAACTCTCTCGAAAACCTTCGTCTCCGTAGAATGATTTGTCATCATTCAGTGAGAAACCGAAGAACTCAAGAACCAGCTTCAGAGGACGGGCTACATCGCTTTTGACGATGATGTCGTCGCCGAACACGAAGACATCGCGGCCTAACCACCCGCCGTGGCCACACTTCCGTGTGACGACGGCAGACAGCGCCGCGAAGATAATTGTCTCAAGTTCGAACGTGAAGCCGTTACCCATGCTCGAGAACTTCTCGAGCACGACCCACTTACCGTCGATCAAAGTCTTTTTGCTCCGCAAGGAGTCGAGGACTTCGAACCACGCGTGGGGTAGCAAGATCTTGACAAGAGTCTTGCATACGGTATCGCTTGCATTTGAGAGATCGAGAGTGGCAAACTCTCGAGACACAGATGAGCTTTCGGCGACCTGCCGATGGAGCGTCTGTGCCTTCTTTAGGTCCCAATGGCCCCGGTACTTAAGTCTTCGTTTCAGTTCGGTACCTAAACCGAGCTGATAGAAGACGTTGATCGACGGCTCTGCAGCTATCGACCGATCCGTAAGGGCCGTCTTGGGGACCGTTGAATAACGGTTCCCGGAGACGAAGCAGATCTCTCTCTGACGTTGTGCCTGGAAGGCACCCCACTGAGTTCCCAACCACTGTGGTAGGAACCAGAGAGCGTCAGATGTCATAACAGGATCGCTAGACATTTTATGGGGTACAGTGGTTCTCCCCTGTCTGTCAGCAAACGTAGCACCTGGCCCAAAACGACCCTCAACGAGAGAAGGAGGTCTTGTACCAATCCACGAACGAATCATCTTTCTAGCTTGCGATATAACATCGCAAACCACTCGGTCTCTGTCAGCAGAGTTTTTATGCTCTGGCAGATATCGAGTGAGCCGTTCGTTGGACCTAAAACACGCAGTTTCTCCTTCCCGCCATTTCGCAATGGCGGCTTGACGACGCATCGCCGGATCAGTCGGAAGCTTTTCGAACTTCCTAAGAAAACCAGCAGCCGCAGAATCAAGAAAGTACTTGCGTGGGTCTGAGTACGTACGTGGATCAGGGCTCGACGCCGCTAGATCCATCCATCTCTTTTCCCGTAGCATCGCTGCTAACTGGGCTGAGTATGGAGTACCGATGCTCTGATAAAATTTCAGAGCAATGCGCGCCACATCACCGGGCAGTGCATCTGTTTGCATCGCGACGCTTCCGAGTTATTAAGTCGGAGCGTACCCAGAGGACATGGCCTGCTTCACGAGAGTAGCTGCCAGGATATTACATGCCTGGTAGACTGCCTCTTCGATCTGCGTAGCCGGAATCCCTTGGGGAATGGTCGCGATGCCGTCGATCACCACGCGATCCTTGGCCATGTACAGGGTGGTGGTGGTATCTTGGACCGCGTACGGCGCAACGAAGTTGAACTTCGCTTGCCGGGCGGTCTTGGGACCATTCCAACCTGTCAACAGCTTCAGGACGTTGCGGAGACCCACGGGCAGGCCTGCAACTGCACCAGTGTCCTGGCGCCAGACTGCGGGGGAACCATCACCCCCTGAACCGGACAGAGCGTCGTAAACGATGTCGGTGATACCGTCCTTTTTCTTAACGGTGATATTTGCAATAGCTGGCAAAATACGCTTTCGCTATGAGACCTTTAGGGTCTCGGGTTGAAGCCCCAGTTATAATACCGTTTTGGTGGTGACTTATAACCGAGTTCTTTGTATCCGGATTCATTGAGTCGTTGGACGACCAAGGCGGCTGCAGTAACCGCCTTGCCAATACCAATGTTCACCGGTCTGACCTTGAAAGTGGGCTTATCAAGACCCACGTTCCTCTTCACGTATACTCCGTTGATGACCGAGCCCGACGAAGTCGGATTATTCGGATCGAACCAATTTGAGGTAGTGTGCTTCATTTGCACACGCCATGAGTATGTCGTGTAAGCCTGGGAGAGGCTTAGACCAATAAAGTCCGTCATCAACGAACACATCTGGTTTACGTTGGCGAACCACTCAACAACGAAGCTGAGAGGAACTGCTTCCAACGCAACACTCAACGGGTTGATCAAACCCAGTCGATTCAGCATGTCCAAGTTCTTGTTAGTATAACTAACAAGAGCGCCCATTTTGACGCGAACGACCCCTTCAGTTTTCTCGGATAACTCCGAGTAGGGGCCTTTTATCTTGGAGACTGACAGATACGGCACCTGGCAAGATGCCGAAATGTGTGACCCGAGCTGTTGATTAGACAGCACGTCCAAAGCATTGTAGATGTCGGACATTGCAGCCGACCATCCAAACTTGTACTCGAGAAAGTTGTCCGCAAAGCTCTTCTTGACGTTGGCTCCTTTCGGAACCGCGGCCTCGTTGATGACTTTGCGGGCTAGCTCGAAGTCTTTTCGTTTGACAGCAATGCATAGGTTAGCGACGTCGTAAAGACGCCGTGTCACCATAGAGGCGGACTGGCGATACTCCAGTAGGGCGTTACCAAGCTGTGCTTGATCCCCCAGTTTACTCTTAAAGCGGTCATATGCTTGATTAAGGCACGTGGCCCGCTGGGCAGAGTCATAGACTGCGAGTTGCCGAGAGTCTTTACCCCATACAGCATGGTACTTCACACCAGTGACGTACTTGCGTTCATATGGGAGAACGCGGTCAATTGGTCGAGCTTGTCTCCAGCGAACTACAAAATCGTATTTCTCTGGAGTGTTCGACAATGTAACCGCGGTTGGACCTACAATAGGAGCTACCATAGATCGGTCCAATCTATGGGCGGCGGGTTCATACCCGTCGCATTCACTTCTAGATAGAGAAGCATAGCAGAAGGCTGTTAAGGCCTCAAGCTTCCTAGGAGTTACCCAAGGCCGAGTTTAGCATGTGCTGGTTAGGCACCTCGGTAGAAGAAGATCTCGTCTATCAACGCATCCAGGTCGGATGCGATGATGAGATCTGCCGTCTATACGGCAAAAGGAGCCTCGTGAGAG